TGTTGATTGTGATAATCTCTGATAATTAAAGAATCAAATTCTTCTATCGGATTTATATCTACATCTATTTCATCAATAGTAGGTGATACAGCTGGATCAACGATCTCATTCGGTCTGAGGACTCTCTCCATGTCATCAGTATACAACATAGGAAATCCTGAGATGTGATCTCCTTTATCCATCGATGTTTTTAAATCATATACATTTTCTTCTTCTAGTTTTCTGATAGGATCATAAACCTTAAGTCGAGATGCATATGCACCACCTACAGTTGCTTGCAATGTGTCAAATAATTGTGGTTTTTTGTAACCTTGAATCGTAGTGTTTAGACCTTTGGCTGCATTTAAGTTTTCGTCTTCTGTCTCTGAGGTATTTCTAGGTATCATAGAAAATGGTATAGGGAATTCTAATTGAGTCATTGCATCAAAACTTAAAAATCTAAAACCACCATTTAATGTTTGATAAAAGAACATACCATTTCTAAATGCAAAACTTTCTCCTACCTGAGAATTGTTTGTAATGTAATCTATCAGTTCTGCAATAGTCCAGTTAGGACAAATGAATTGTTTGTTTTCGGGAACTGTCTTTTCCCATGCATCAAATTCAGCTGGTTTAAATTTACCAACATCTACTAATGCATTTTGTAATATCTGATCGTATCGACCACGAAGTGTTTGACTAATTCTTTTCCTTCTTGCATAAAACATTCGAGGGTCACATATTCTAAGAACATATGTTTGAGTTAACTCATCTAATCTTTGAAGGTTATCTAATTTGTAAACTCTAAATGTTTTATCAATTGAATACTCTTTATCTGCATCATCACCTATACCTTCCTTTTGACTGATAGCAATACGAACATATTCTTGACCAGTTAGTCTAAAGTTTTTTGGAAGATGTAGTCCATCGTATATGGATATTTCACCCGTGACAAACTTATTGAATATAGATTCAAATAATTTAAAACCCATGACCATATTAGTAATGTCTATGGATTCATCGTATTGGTTGACTAGGGTGAATGCATCTATCTTGAACTCACCTGCTACATAGTTTGCACTCATGATTTCATTATTTTCTCAAACTGACTTACAACTGGGCCAATCATATTCGGTTTGATAATTTTTATTAATCTTTTTGTCTCGTTCTTTTCGTATTCGTCTTCCCACAAAGATTTTGCAGTAGACCCACTAATAAAGTGTGTACTTCTGACTCCGTCCTTTTCGTAGTAAGCAACACCGTCTCTCGCATCAATAATAGAAAGAGGTGTAACTGATTTATTTGAAGTTGACCCTGTTACTTCCATAACATTTTGGAATCCTACTTCTACATCAACACCAATTCTACACATAGTAGGATCGACATCGATTATAATTCCTCTTGAATTTGTTCCTGTTATTGATTCGCCTAAAAGAAACTTACTTGTTGATGATACTATATCTGATACTGAATCACATACAAAATACTTTCCTTTGTATTTGTGATTTATATAGTTTTCAAATGTGATCTGATCTTTCCACCAATCATAGTAGTTATCAAAATCATTTACTAAGAAAAAAGTCCAGTGTAAATCACCATTACCATATAACTTAGATGCAAGTACATCAGGACGATCACCTTCTTGTAATTCATGTAAGGTATAATTGACTACAGCTTCTCTTGCAGCTCCTTCGATATTTGATTTACGAAAGAAATCTTTGATAGTGATGATCTTCCCATCATCAAGTTTGTATTGCATCTCAGGGAAGTTTTTAAAAAATTCTTTTGCCATTATTAACCTCCAGTTGATGAATCAAACAGACTTGGAGAACCACTCGTATCTGTAACTGTTCCTAACATACCTTTTACTTTTTCAGGTGCAACTCTATCTTCATAAACTTCTTGAGTCATGAGTTTGATCTCTGTAAAATCTATACTTATTTTTGAGAAGCCTGAAAAGAACTCATCATCACTTTGTCCTATCATATAATCTATATTATCTATCGGTGTAAATTTTACACTTGTACAAACCATAGGTAAGAATCTTTCCATTTGTTTTGCAACTGGGCCTTCTATTTCTAACTCAAATACATTTGGATAGTTAAAGAAGTTTTCTACTGTTGGTGTATCTCCTTCATCATCACCACCAGCTGCAAATGTATCAGGTAACATTGCAACTCTAAATGCATGTACGATTCTTTGAACCATTACTGCTTCTTCATATGATCTCGGATACATATCCCACTCAAATGAATGAGTTCTAAAATCTACACCCTCTAACATCTGTTCTTCCATCGGGTTCACTGCTCTACCAGCACGAAGGTTTCGTATTCCACCCCCCATACTACCGATTGCATTTTGTATAAATCCTGTGGCTGCATTGACCACTTCATCTAACATACCACCAGCTTCTCCACCACCACTTATTGCTTGATCGATTGCTCTTGCGCCTGCACCGATTGCCTGCTCACCATATTTGACATCTGATGATTGTTCCCATCCTCCACTAGGTAAAGGTAATGCAATAGAAATTTCTTGATCTGATAATAGGTTACCACCTGACTCTCTTGGTTTTCTTTTTCTTGTAGTGAAAAGCATGTAGTTATCCATGTCTCCATCAATAGGATATTGTAAATCTTGAGCAGGATTTGCTGGACTTCTTTTTGCTTTTCCTTTTGCCTTGGTGGCACTGTCTAATGATTTTTGAAGAGAGGATCGTCTCTGTTCTAACTTTCTTCTTCCCTCTTCTGCTTGTTGTTGGAGTTTGTCAACTTCTTCTGTATTTACACCACCTTTGTAACCGATACTTTCAATTTTGGATTTGATACCCTTGACTGATTTGACGGCAGATGATGCTTGGTTGATCTTGTCTAATAATTTGTTGATACTTGGCATATAAATATTCCTAACTAAAGGTCTTTATTCTATTTATGTCATACAGTGGTAAGTTTAAACCGAAGAATTATAAAAAATATAAGGGTGATCCTACGAAGATATATTATAGGTCTCTTTGGGAAAGGAGATTCATGGTATACTGCGACAACAACCCGAACATTTTGGAATGGGGAAGTGAAGAAGTCATCATTCCTTACCGTTCACCTGTAGATAGAAAGGTTCATCGTTACTTTCCTGACTTCTACATCAAATATCGTACTTCTCAAGGTGAAGTTAAGAGAGAAATCATTGAAGTTAAACCAAAATCTCAATGTTTCCCTCCGAAAGAGCCTAAAAGAGTCACAAAAAAATACAAACAAAAAGTTCTTACCTATATAATCAACCAAGCAAAGTTCAAAGCTGCTGGTGAATTCTGTAATGATAGGAAAATGGGATTCAGAATCTTAACCGAAGACCACCTAGTCCCAAAAAAAGGTAAAAAATGACAAAATTATTTGTATTTGACTTGGATGGAGTCCTAATTGACTCTTTACCCAACATGGAAACTGCATGGAAAGCAGTAAAAGTAAAACACGAAGTAAAAAATCCGTTTTCAGACTATAAAGAACAAATAGGGAAACCATTTGTTGAGATAATGAGGTGTCTTGGTCTTGAAAAACAACATTTAGAGATATATGACACCTACAGAACATACTCAAGGATGGATTTAGACAAGATTCCATTGTATGATGGTGTATATGAAACCCTAGAAACACTCAAAGAACAAGGAAGTAAGATTGCACTCTGCACATCTAAGGCAAGAGACACCGTTAAACTCCTTGAACACAAGTTACCCAAGTTTGATTACATCTCATGTCCTACAGCTGGACTGAGAGGTAAACCAGCTCCTGACCAATTGCTCTATACCATGGCAACCCTGAACACTGATCCATCTGAAACAGTCTATGTTGGTGATATGATATACGATCAACAAGCTGCAAGTAGAGCTGGAGTACATTTTGAATATGCATCATGGGGATTTGGAGATTTAGAATGCGATCATACGCTAAAGTCGATAACGAATCTGATTTAGTTGTTGGTTTAATTCCAGCACGATGGGCTTCAACAAGATTTGAAGGTAAACCACTTGTAAACATATCAGGTATACCTATGATTAAACGGGTATACGATAGAGCTTGCATGGCAAAGTATCTTGATACAGTTGTGGTCTTGACCGATGATGAAAGAATCGCAAAGTATTGTTCATCTCAGGAGATGAGATGCATAGTCATCGATGAACCAGCTAGAAGTGGTACTGACCGCTGTGCAGCTGCATTGAATATGTTAGACGGAAGAATCTTTGTAAACATTCAGGGAGATGAACCTCTAATAAATCCTGATGCAATTGATACTTTAGTAGACCAATTCGGTTGGGCCGTTGGTGTTGCAAATGCTTATGTTGATATAGATCAGGACTACAAGGTTGAAGATAAAAATGTTGTAAAGGTAGTCATGAACAAAAATAATCATGCAATGTATTACTCAAGATTACCCATCTCTGACTATCAACAATTAGGATTGTATGCATTCAGTAGAGATATGTTATCGATCTTCCCCACACTTCCTGTAGGTATAAACGAACATAAAGAAAGTGTTGAAATGTTGAGATATCTTGAAAACGGATACATGGTTAAAATGGTTAAAGTCGAAGATGACGGATTGTCTGTAGACACACCTCACGATGTAAAGCTGGTTGAGTTAAAATTAGGAGAGTATCACTGATGGAAGAACCACTAATGTTGAACGAATGGTATAAAGAAGGTTATGTTCGTAACACTGAGCATGAATGTATTCTTTATAATTGGTTTGAACAGATGCCTGTTAAACCTAAGATAATCTCATTTAACGATGCAAAAGAATACGGCATAATCAAGAGTACGACACGATGGAAAGATTTAACAATGTCGATACTAGATGCGTATGGTTGGTCATGGTTAGAAGAAGGCCCATCAGATATACCAAAAGCAACCACTCATCACGACTGGAATGAATGGATGAGTGTTCATGAAAAGAATATGTACTTTCATGCAAATAAGATACAGTGGTTAGTTGATATCATACGAAACGAAGGTCTTTATTCAGTACCACAAGCATATCTATTCAAGGAACATTGGTTCTGTCACCCAGGCCAGTTCCGTGTATATGCCATAGAATACACCGATTGCAACGAAGAGTTTGTAGTTTGGGATGTAAAAGAAAAACTAAATGAACCTGAGATATCATTTGATGAATGGTATGATCTTTATAATCATCATATGGATAAGGGTTTATTTGCAGTTAAGTTAGAAGACAACAGAATCGAAATGCATGTGGGTGAAGAAAGAGAAGACTTATACAAGATCATCAAAGGTTCTCATAAGGCATTTGATGGTAAGAAACCAATATTACAGGGAACCTGTGCAGAAGAGATCAAACATTTATTCGATGTTGGTACATACGAGGGACACGGGGTAGGGTTAGAAGGTCATATCGAAATAACTGATCTGAGAGACATGTTAGATTTCCACCCTTCAAAACAATTAATTAAAAAAGAAAACTTCACTTTATACAATAATTATCATAAATAATAGACATGGCAAGTCTATTTACAGATATAGTTAATCAAAGACCCGAAGAGATCGAGACTCGTTCAATAGATTCTCTTCAATGGTTTCAGACAAATGTAAGAGATATCAGGAGAACTCCTTCTTCTTTGATGAAGGAAAACCAAAACTTTGTCACTCGATTCGAACTAGGAAAGATGTACATGTTTATGTACGAGGCGAAGAGAAAGGATAAGTTGAAGTATTATGATTACTTCCCTGTTACAATATGTTTGAAAAGATATGCAACTGGTTTCATGGGTGTTAATTTACATTACCTTGCACCAAGATATAGAGCTTTGTTGATGGATGGATTGTATGAATTCTATAGAGAAATAGATGATGAATCATACTTTCAAATTAGATATCCATCTGTTAAGAGTATCAGTAAATTGAGGTGGGCAAAACCTTGTATAAAACAATATCAGTATCCTTATATTGATAGTAGAATAGTAGAGGTTAGACCTGAACATATGGACATGGTTGTAATGTTACCAAGTCAACAGTTTAGATCGAAAGGTACTACCACAAATGCAAATGACATTTATAGAGAAAGTATTAGGAAGATAAGTTAATGGCAAAAGAAGTAAGAACCAGTAAAGATGGTATCGATCTATTAAAATCAAGAATAGGACAACCATTACAAGCAAATAGATTTGTAGTTGAGTTTACAAAACTTCCAGGCCCCTTTGCTGGACTTGGTGCAGAAAATCTCACTATACTCTGTAAGTCTGCAACATTGCCAGGCAAAACAATATCTACAACCGAACATTTAAGACACCGTTATATTCCTGACGGTGATGTCGATTACGGGAACGAAATAGAGTTCACATATCTTTGTGATGCAAATTTTATGGATCGAATGATTATAGATTCATGGATGAGTTTTGTACACACTGCAGATGTATCGACAAGAACAAAATTTACAAGTGGTAATGATGCACATGTATTCCGTTTTTATGAAGATTATATTGGTGAATGTTTGATCCATGTATTAAGAAAAGACGGATCAGTTGCAATGACTTACACAATAGATGAATGTTTCCCTACATCCATAGCCGATCAATCATTGAGTATGGATGAAACTGAGGGAGTTTTA